AGTGGAAGAGAAGCTGCTGATATCTTAGAGAAACATCGTATTACAGTCAATAAGAACGGTATTCCTAATGATCCTCGAAACTTTAAAGAGACAAGTGGAATTCGTATCGGAACAGCCGCGGAAACAACTCGTGGCAAAACTAAAACTGAATGGGAAGAACTCGGTCATCAAATCGTTTCTATCCTTGAGGATCCAACACAATGGTAGACCACCCAACAATGGAAATCATATTTAGACAGTTACAAGATCCAATGATCTTTGGTCTCTTAGCAATATTTCTAACGCCAATGATCTTTGGTGCAATCACTGTTTATTACAGTTTAAAAAATTCAGGATGAAATACAACAGATTAGCTTCCGCATCTTACGGCGAAGGTCGTAGGTATTTTAAATGGTGGTTAACAGTTTGGTGCCGTAGAAATGTATAAATAGTTCTATGGCTTATTCTAAAAAAGTTTTAGACAGATTCGAAGCAGTAACTAATAATCCTGCCGCACATGGAGTTGGAAGGTTTGATCCTAACGACCCTAATGTTGCTACAGGAATGACAGGTGCACCTGCTTGTGGAGATGTAATGAAACTCGATCTCAAATTAAATCCTGAGACCGAAGAAATCGTTGATGTTAAATTTAAAACTTATGGTTGTGGTTCAGCAATCGCAAGTTCATCAATGTTTGTTGAGATGTTAATTGGTAAAACAGTAGAAGAAGCAAAACTAATTAAAGATCGTGAAATCGCAGAAGCTTTAGAACTACCGGCTATTAAGATACATTGTTCTGTATTGGCAGAGGACTCAATTAAGAAAGCAATTGAAGATTGGGAAGAAAAGAAAGCAGGTCGTAATGAATCGTGGATTGAGCGTCATACCAAAAGGACATAACTCAAATGTATGAATATAAAACAAAATTAATTAAAGTGGTGGATGGAGATACTGTAGATGTCGATATTGACTTGGGCTTTGGTGTTTGGCTTCGCAACGAGCGTGTACGTATTATGGGAATTGATACACCTGAGTCTCGTACGCGTAACAAGGTTGAAAAACTATTTGGAAAAGCAGCAAGCAAAAGACTCAAAGAACTATTAGGTAAATCACCAGTTCTTAAAACACAAATTGCCAGAAACGGCGAAGATATGAAAGGTAAGTTTGGTCGTATCCTCGGAGACTTTGATGTATATTGTCCAACAACAGATGGATGGAGACCAGTAACTATAGTGATGGCTGAAGAAGGTCATTGTGTACCATACTTCGGTGGATCTAAAGGTGATACTGAAGCTGCTCATTTAAAGAATAGAGAAAAGCTATTGTCAGAAGGTGTTGTTGACCAAAAGGCTTACGACAAATTAATGGCAACAGGCAAGTATAGTTAAAATAATGAAAATAACCATTGACATTTTGAGTAAACTATAGTATAATATACAGTATATGAGATATAATAATAACAATGGTGGGCTGTCAGTCGACTTGACTCCAAGAAAAAGACATCCAAAAGATAAAAGACCTCCAACTCCAATGCCATTTGATATTGGGTTGAGAAAGTTTAAGAAGAATGTTGAAAAGGCAGGAATCTTAAAAGAACTTAGAGCAAGGGAGTATTACGAGAAACCTACTGCGAAAAGGAAAAGAAAAAAGGCTGAGGCTGTAAAAAGACATCAGAAGAAATTGCAGAGCGAAATGAGAAGTTTCAATGCAAGAGGTCAAAGACATTACAGATAACTGAAATTATTTCGTAAAAACTATTGACATTCTCTAATATCTTTGTTATAATATAATTTGAGACGGTGGGAATTAAACCATGACGGCGAGATGGAATCACGGAGTTAATAGCTCTACCATTTAGGACCCACGACGGCTACCGAGTTCAGGAGCAACTTTTGAACTACCGACCGACTTACCGAACGACGAAAGTTTTGAGGTAGGTCAACTGAGTAGGGATCTAACGCCAACGAACCAACCACTGTCTCCCCTTATTTGAATAGAGTTTATAATATGGCATTAGCAAGAGGTCTATCAACGATTTCCACTCGGAAACGTAAAGTAAAATTAACAAAAGCAAAATTGGCTCAGTATGAGATTGATTGGCGCAAGCATAATAAATGGTGTAAGTCTAAAGGTCTTCACGATTTGCGTTACTCTACTCTGAATGAATATATAAATTATTGTCTAGGAAAGGTCAAACCTAAATCTGAATTTAAGCCTTATCAGCCACCTAAAACTTATCGTAGAGAGGATCCAAAATATCCTAGTATGGAAATTTCTGCGAATTCTGGAGGTCAAGGTACAAAGAAAGAATCTCCTAGATATACTGGTACATTAATAAAAGGTATTGCCACGATGCATAAATCAAACGCAGTTCCTGTTATTAATCAAAAGGAAGCAACAGAAATAGCGAGGATGGCAAAGTAATGACCTATTGGGAATATAAATTTGAGATCAATGAACAAGGTATCAAACTAACCGATAAGGCAGACCCTAACGAAACATATATGGTCTGCATAGATAAAACTCCACTTAATGTTGGAGATACATTCACATTAGAATTGGATGAACACAATCGTATGTTCTTTAAGAAAGACGGACCTGTTCAGACTCAATTAAATTTTGGATTTTAAATGGCAACAAAGAACGACATAACGGGTGATTCTCTAACAAGCAAAACATCTACCAAAGCGTATGATGATGGTTGGGATAGAATCTTTGGTAAAAAGGATGACGCCGATTTAGGTCTCGAAGGAGATACAAGAGAAGCAGTCCATCCTGCTGAAGTACGATATCCTCATTTGAGAGATAAAGACTTTAGGTATAAACAACAGGACTTAACGGAACTGAACGCTGACGGCAACGAAGAACGTGGTCGTTACGGTGAAGATTTATCTAAATAACTATTGACATTCATTATGATTTAGATTATAATGGTTCTATAAATTTGATAAAGTAATTATAATATGAAAACAGATCCATGGAAATTAATACAGTTACTTGAGAGAGATAACAGTCGACTATATAAAGAAGATATGTTGTCTCAATATATTGATGATGAAGGTCTCGTCAAAGGTTTATTATATTGTTTAGATAATATGATAACCTTTGGTGTTGCCGATATACCTACAAGTCAAAACGACGGTCCTGGTCTTTCTGCTGAGGATTTCTATGTCCTCGCGGACCAGCTTCGTAATCGTGAATTAACAGGTCATGCTGCTCGAGATGCAATTGTTGCCTTAAGAGAACAAGCAACAAACGAACAATGGAATGATTGGTACCGTAGAATCTTAATTAAAGACCTTAGATGCGGTGTATCTCTTAAGACAGTTAACAATGTCAGGAAAGGAACCATCCCTGTATTCACTTGTATGCTTGCCCACAGTGGTGACAACAATCCTAAAAAGATTACAGGAGATTGTGTTGTAGAATATAAGTATGATGGAGTAAGAGCCATTATTATTGTAGAAAATTCTAACGCAACGATCTATTCTCGAAATGGTAAACAACTCAAAAACTTCCCACATATAGAAGAAGCATTCAGCAATAAAATGTTTGATGATCTTGTCTTCGATGGTGAAGTTATGTCTGCTGATTTCCAAACACTAATGAAACAAGTACATCGTAAAGAAGGTGCTGAAACTCATGATGCTTATTTTGCATTATTTGATTTCATACCTCTTGATGAATTTAAGACAGGCAGAAGTTCATTGCCTTTATTGAAGAGAAAAGAATTATTAAAAGGATTTGAAATATCAGAATATTTTAAAGATTGTATTTTATTAACTGACTATACAGTTCTTAACATCGAAGATGATGCTGATAAATTCAAAGAGATTAATAATATAGCAATAGAAAAAGGGTACGAAGGTATCATGGTCAAACCTATTAATGGAATGTATGAATGTAAACGTTCCTATGGTTGGTTGAAAATGAAACCTTATATTGAAGTAACATTAACAGTAACAGACATTGAAGAAGGAACTGGTAAAAATGAAGGAAGCACAGGAGCACTTGTATGCGAAGGTCTCGACGAGGGTAAACATATCAAAGTTAATGTTGGCACAGGTCTTAGCGATGCTAACAGGGATGATATTTGGAATAATGCTGACTCTGTACTTGGTCAACTAGTTGAGATAAGAGCTGATGCAGTTACAATAAGCCAAGATTCAGATGATATATACAGTTTAAGGTTTCCGCGATTTAAATGTTTTAGAGGTTTTGAACCAGGAGAAAAGCTATGACACAATATGATGAAACAGTAGAGAAGCAAAGAGTTATGCTCGAAGCTGAAGAATGGTCGATGCACGTAAAGTCGATTCATGTTCATTCTTTTAGTTCTATGTACTACGACGACCATCCTGAAGATACTGAAGGAAATAAAATGGTCACCGATGTAGAATACAATTGTGGATTAATTAAAAGGTCTCAAGGTGGAGATTTTGTTCGTAACTTTGGAAAAGAACTCAAAGGTGAACAATTATACGACCTGTATACAAGACAATGATTAAAAAGTTTTTAAACGATATTAAAGAAGAACTTAAATCTGCTCACTGGTTATGGTGGGTAGGACTATTTTGTTTATTGGTACTTTTATGATTAAATACATATCAGCAGCAAGCGTATTGCTTGTATCAGTATATGCCTATGCAGTAGATTATGATTATGTCACTACTCAAGATGAACATTGTATGGCAAAGAATATCTATCACGAATCTCGTTCTGAAAACTTAGCAGGTAAATATGCCGTTGCTGATGTTGTTTTAAATCGTGTACGTGACGATAGATACCCAAACTCTGTCTGTTCAGTTGTATATCAAGGTAAACATAAACCTTCTTGGAAAGACTCAGGTAAACTTGTACCTATAAGAAATGCATGTCAATTCAGTTGGTATTGCGATGGTAAGTCTGATGACGCCATGGATGGTGATGCTTGGGCTGATGCATTGTATATTTCTTATCAGATAATTAATGAAGGTAAGCATCGCGGAATCACAGAAGGAGCAACTCATTATCATACGACTTGGGTTGATCCGTATTGGGCTCCATCTTTACAACAAGTAGGAACGATAGGATCTCATATCTTCTACCGTGCAGACTGAATAAATAATACCATAATATATTAGTTATGGAGTTAGTTATGAGGGTAGCAGGTGTGGATTATAGTTTAAGTAGTCCAGCTATTTGTGTACATGAAGGTGAAGAATGGAGTTACGACAATTGTACTTTTTACTATTATGTAAAACAAAAGAAGTTATTGATTGGAGAGAAAGGACAGTATCAAGCAACAATGTATCCAGATACATGGTTCAATGATCAAGACAGATATGATATTATTGGATCGTGGTCTCAAGAAAAATGTTTTGAATGTGACTTTGTTGGAATTGAAGGATACGCATTTGGAGCAGTCGGTAGAGTATTTCAAATAGCAGAGAACTGTGGTTTATTTAAACATAAGCTATGGGAAAGAGATATACCATACGATGTATATCCACCAACAATGATTAAAAAGTTTGGTTGTGGAAAAGGTAATGCTGGTAAAGATTTAATGATTGAAGCGTTTGAAAAAGAAAATTCTATTGACATTCGCGAAAAATGTGGTATAATAAACAAATCGTGGAATCCTATTACTGATATCGTAGATGCCTACTATATCTGTAAATATGGTTTCACTCAACTTAAAGAGAAGAAAGATGATAGTAATATTTAACGGACCCCCAGCTTCAGGTAAAGATGAAGCAGCTAGTTTATATAAAGAAAAGTTTGGTTTCGGAAATCTATCTTTCAAGTATCAACTCTTCAAGGAAACGATTAAACACTTTGAGGTTGATGAAAGATGGTTCATGGAAGGATACAACGACAGAGACCAAAAAGAGAAAAAGGAATTTGCCTTAGAAGGTATGTCTCGTAGAGAAGCAATGATTCATGTATCAGAAGATATTATTAAACCAAAGAAAGGTTTAGATTATTTTGGTAGATCAGTTGCTGAAGAAATCGAAGAAGATAATAACTATGCATTAGCCGACGGTGGATTCGTTGAAGAATTAGAACCTATTATTGAAAAGGTAGGTGCTGAAAATATTGTCATAGTTCAATTAACAAGAGAAGGTCATGATTATTCTTCTGATAGCAGAAAGTATTTCAATGGCAATATAATTAGTGAAACAACAATTGGTCATCAAACTGAAGTTGATAAAGCATATGTTCTGAAAGAAGAAATGGACATTAGAACATATCGTATACATAATAATGGATCCTTACACAATTTACAGAAGGCATTAGAAAGTATACATAATGAAATTATTGGAGAATAAAAATGAGTGTTATATATAAAGGTGAAGTAATCGAGTCAGAACTATCTAAGAATTCAAAAGGTGGAACTGAACTGATGAGACAGAGATTAATTGATAACATGGGTGAAGGTGTACTCGAAAAGGTTGCAGTACATTTATCAAGACCAAGAGAACTATATGATGATGTTCCAAATATACTTTGGTGTCATGATTTATCAGAAGACCCTGAAAACAAGATACTCAAAGATAGCGGATGGCAAAAGTTTTCTCACTTTGTATTTGTAACTGCATGGCAAAGAGATCAATACATTATGCGTTTTGGTATTCCTTACGCAATGTGTTCTGTTATTCATAATGCAGTTGAAGTCAAATACGATCCAAAAGAAAAAGATATGGAAACTATTCGTTTCGTATATCATACAACACCACATCGTGGTTTAGAATTACTTGTTCCTATTTTTGTTTCTTTGGCAAAAGAGTTTGATAATATTCATCTTGATGTTTATTCAGGATTTGAAATTTATGGCTGGGAAGAACGTAACGAAGCGTATAAGCCACTCTTTGCACAAATCGAAGAACATCCTAATATGACTTATCATGGAGTTAAATCTAATGAAGAAGTTGTTGCTGCTTTAAAAGAATCTCATATTTTCTTATATCCTAATATATGGAAAGAAACATCTTGTATTGCATTACTTGAAGCAATCAAATCGCAAATGATTTGTATTCATCCAAATTATGGAGCTTTACCTGAGACAGGTGCTAATGCTACAATTATGTATGATTGGAATGAAGATATGAATCATCATGCAAATTATGCTTTTTCAGTAACAAAACAAGTCTTAACACAAATGAAAGAAGATCCTAATTATTTCCATGGATTTACTTTCTCTGACAGATTTAACTTGGCAAGAAATTCAATTGCCTCATTTGCCACAATGTGGAATACTCTACTAAGGAACATCGGAGATGCCTACCAAGAACAAGGATAACTTAATACATTTTCCTAAGATACATTCAAACCCACCGATTAATGAAGAAAGCGTTTCAGAAAGAATACGAGAATATAAAGAATCGTATTCTACAGAACTTGCGGAAATTATATGGGAAAATGTATTAGGAGAAATGGCAAGAGCAGGTTGTGAATTTGATTCTGACTTTGAAACTTATTTTCCGAGTATGATTTTAATCTTTGAAGCAATTCGTTCTTTACATCTACAAACAATGGGAGAAGAACATCAACTGCAACCATTTGCATTACAGAACGTTGTGATAATGGATTCTAACGAAGAACGTGTAGCTGGTGGCCTCAAAAAGAATTTAGATGAAACCATTGACATTGACGAAGATCTTTGATATAATAATACTTGTAAATTAAATAATGGATAAATTATGATACTAGTAGACTATAATCAGGTTATGCTTGCCTCACTATTCGCAGGTATAGGTAACCACACTAACATGGAAGTAGATGAAAATCTTCTTCGTCACATGTTCCTAAACTCAATCAGATTCAATCGAAAGAAGTTCTCAGGAGAATACGGTGAAATCGTAATCTGCGCTGATAACACTAATGTATGGAGAAAAGATTACTTTCCATATTATAAAGCAAATCGTAAAAAGAACAGAGACGAATCAGATCTTGATTGGAATGCACTGTTTGATGTCATTCATCAAATCCGTAGAGAGATTGAAGAATTCTTTCCATATAAGGTTGTATATGTTGATCGTTGTGAAGCTGATGACATTATCGCAACTCTATGTATGGAGCATGGTACTGAACTGAATAATGGATCTGAAAAGATTCTTGTTCTATCAGGAGATAAGGATTTCATTCAATTACAAAGGTACGCAAACGTAGATCAGTATAATCCTGTACTTAAGAAATGGGTAAGACATGCAAATCCTGCTCAATATATTACAGAACATGTTCTTCGTGGTGATACTGGTGACGGTGTTCCAAATATTCTTTCAGCAGACAATTGTCTTGCAGTTGGTGATAGACAAAAACCAATGACTAAGAAAAGAATTGAACTGTATAGTAAAACACCAGAAGAAATGGATGAAGAAACAAAACTAAGGTATAATCGTAATAAGCAAATGATTGACCTTACAATGATTCCTCAGGAATATAAAGATAATATTCTCGAGGCTTATAATAACCAAGAAGAAGTTGGCAGAGGTCATCTGTTCAATTACTTCGTAAAGAAAAAGCTGAAAAATCTAATCGGCGACCTACAGGACTTTTAATTATGATTAGAGACTCAATTGCTGACATTCTAAATGCTACAGCTAAACTCAAAAGTGTTAAAGCTAAAGTCGAACACTTACAAAAACACGACGCAGTACCAGTAAGACAAGTTCTTCGTTTAATATACGATGAAGATATTGAATTTTTGGTACCTGATAGCAAACCACCATTTAAGGAAAATAATCTAATTGACCTTGATACTATGTTATATAGAGAAGCAAGAAGATTGAGAATTTTCTTCAAAGGTGGTGGTTATGACAACCTCAACAAAAATAGAAGAGAAATGTTATTCATTCAATTGTTGGAAGATCTTTATCCTGCAGATGCACTTCTGCTTTCAGAGAACTTGATTAGTCATACTCCGATTAAAGGATTAACAAAGAAAACAATTGAAACTGCGTTTCCAACTATATTTACCGACCCACTCAACTTCAAATAAGGTAGGACCACATGGCTAAGCGGACTAAAATTTCCGCCTCTTCCGACGAATGGAAAAGTATCAAACAAGAAGATCGTAAGCGCGAAAAGCAAAAGAACGCAACTCGATCTGCCACACGTAAACAAAAAATGTCTGAGAAAAGGACTTTTTTATCATAAAAACTATTGACATTACTGTGATTCTTTGTTATAATATTCTAGTAAATTAAATTAAATGGAGAAATAAATGGATCACAGAGCAGAAAAATTGATCCTTGTAGATTGTGACGGTGTACTACTTGATTGGAAGTATGCATTCTATAAGTTTATGAATGAAAACGGTTATACCGTTATTGAAGAAGGTGTTTACGACGTAGCACAAACCTTTGGTATTACTAAGGAACAATCAAGACAACTTGTCAGACAGTTTAATGAGTCTGCAAGAATAGGATTTTTACCAGGACTAAGGGACGCAATTAAATATGTCAAAAAACTTCATTCTGAAGGTTATGTTTTTCATTGTATTACTAGTCTCAGTACTGATTACTATGCCGGCAAACTAAGAGAACAAAATCTCGAAAGATTGTTTGGTAAAGATGTATTTGAGAGAGTGGTATGTTTGGACTGCGGAGCCGATAAAGACGACGGTCTATTACCTTACAAAGATAGTGGTTGTATTTGGGTTGAAGATAAACCTTCAAATGCTGAATGCGGACTTGATTTAGGTTTGAGATCTATTCTAATTGAACATGACTTTAACAAAGATTACGAAAATAATAATTTAGTAAAAGTTAAGAATTGGAAGGAAATCTACGAATCAATCGTATAAATACTATTATGCAATATAGGATTGGAATTTAATGCCGACATATATCTTTGAAGATACAAACACTGGTGAACAGTTTGAAAAGTTCATGTCTATCTCATCTCGAGAACAATACCTCAAAGACAACCCACAATTAAAAACAATTATTCTAACCGCGCCCGGTTTGAGTGATGCGGCGCGACTTGGACGGATGAAACCCGACCAAGGTTTTCGTGATATACTTACATCAATGAAAAACAATAAATCATACACTGGAAACAAAATTAACGATTGGAAGTAATCTTTCAGATCGCTTCCTTGTTAATGCAAAGGAGGTTTTATGTCAAGACAACGTCGTTTATCACCGAAGGAGAAAAGGAAGATTAAGCAGAAAAATGGACAACGCATGGATAGTAAATTTTCCATGAATCATATTTCGCCACTGACTCCGACTCAAGAGGAATTTTTCGACAGTTATAACGCTGGGTATAATATTGCTGCAATTGGAACAGCAGGCACAGGAAAAACAATGTGCGGATTATATCTTGGTCTTTGTGATATTTTAGATGATGATAATTATGACCAGGTAATAATCGTTCGTTCAGCAGTACAGACAAGAGAGCAAGGTTTTATGCCAGGCACTCAGGCTCAAAAAGAAGCCGTCTACGCGGTACCCTACGCGGATATTACTAATAACTTATTTGGCAGAGGAGATGCTTGGGAAATACTCAAACAAAAATGCTCAGTTAAGTTTATGACATCATCGTTCGTTAGAGGATTAACATTTGATAACTCTATCATAATTGTAGATGAATGTCAAAGTATGACTTATCACGAACTCGATAGTATTATTACACGAGTCGGAGATTCGTCAAAAATTATATTCTGCGGTGATACAGCACAAGATGATCTTGCCGGAACTAGACACAAACACGATACATCAGGACTTCGAGATTTTCTCAAAGTAATCCAACGCATGGATCATTCTTTCAAAGTAATTCAATTTGGAATTGAAGACATTGTTAGAAGTGGTTTAGTAAAAGAATACATTATAGCAAAGGAGAGAACAGAACTCAAACCACAACTCGTGGCTTAAACTCGAAGGGGGATCTTCGGGTCCCCTTTCACTTCTAGGAAATATATTATGAAATTATTTGAACATAACTCAGAGGCACCTGTCCTCGAAAAACTAACAAGAGCTTCAGTGGATGGTAAACGTATTTACCAAACTCCATCTGGTGAAGGTTATCCATCTGTCACAACTGTATTAGGTATTCTCGGTAAAGAGGATATTCAAAAATGGCGTGACCGTGTTGGACATGAAGAAGCCAATCGTATTTCAACTCAAGCCGCTCGACGTGGTACTGCAGTTCATAAACTCTGTGAAGATTATTTAGATAATGATCCTGATTATTCTAAAAAGCATATGCCTGCGAATATACATATGTTCAATACAATGAAACCAATTCTTGACGAACGAATAAATAATATTTGGTACCAGGAGTGTTTCTTATATTCAAACGATCTCCAAACAGCAGGTCAAGTTGACTGTATTGCTGAATGGGATGGAGAACTCGCGGTCGTTGATTTCAAAACATCAAAAAGACCAAAGAAAGAAGAATGGATATTAAATTATTATATGCAGGTTTCTTTTTACGCGAAAGCCTTCGAAGAAATGACTGGTAACCAGGTGAAGAAAGGTGTGGTCTTTATTGGAGTAGACGGTAATGAACCTCAAGTATTTGAGTTTGATACAACCGAGTATATTGACCACTTTAAAGCAGTAAGAGAAACATATAAAGAGTTGTATGAAAAAGAAAAGACGGTACATAATATCTGATACAAACATGGGTGTATTCTTAGGTACTTATAATGGATATGATCTTGGAATGGAAGACGATGGTAGAATCTATGCATGTTTTGCAGCCAACAATCCATTTGGTCTAACCACTGCTTGTTCCTTTAAAACAGAACGTGCCGCCCATACATATATCTCAGATATGTTCCCACCACGCAAAGCAAGAAATCTTCAAACATATGAAGTTGAAACAGACACAGAATTTCCAACAGTAGTAGATCTAATTAAAGCAGGATTTGGTACTGAACACACATTTGACATGATAGATGGATTAGTTGCTCAAGGTAGCCAAACTATCCATTAATAACAATAGGACTATATTATGAATCATAACACACTTAACATTAACATGGACATGGGATTCCTCGACATGGATCATGTCTCTAATATGAGAAATGAATTCTTTATTAATAAGGATTACGAATGGTGGGATCAACCTAAACCTGGAGATGTTGTAGTTGATGTCGGTACATGTGTAGGTATGTTTAGTTGTCTCGCGTTAGATTCTGGTGCAAGTAAAGTTTATATGATTGAACCAAACAAACACCTTCTTCATACAGCAATGAAAAATACAAGTCCTTATGTAATCAATGAAAAGGAATCTAAAGTTGTTCCTTGTCATGCTGCTATTATGAATAAGCCTGAACATATCACTCACATCTACGACGAAGAAAGTGCAGGAGATTTTAAACCTCTTACATTTATGGAATTCGTTGAATTTTACGACATTAAGAAAATTGATTTCCTCAAGATAGATTGTGAAGGTGGAGAATACGATATTCTAACAAAGGAAAACATTGATTGGATCTACAAGAATGTTGGACATATCGCAGTTGAAATACATCGTCGTCATGATCCATCTGGTAATGATGATATGATTAAGTTCAGAAACGAATTCCTAAAAGGTTACGAAGATAAAGGTAAAGTTAAATACCAAAACGAATCTCATCGTAAAGGTATGTGGAACGACAAAGAGATATATGCTAACAATTGGCATAACCTTCCTTCAGAATTTATGGTATACTTTACCAATAGATAACTATTGACATTTCAAAATAAATAGTATATAATAACTACTATGAACGATAAACAATTAATACAAGCTGCCTTGATGTTAGCCATTCGTGCGCATGAAGGACAACGACGAAAGTATACCGGAGAACCTTACTCTGTACATCCTATCGGCGTTTCAAAAATTGTAGAAACAGTTGACCATACACCAGAGATGGTAGCTGCTGCTTTATTGCATGATGTTGTTGAAGATACTCCTGTAACATTTACAGAGATTAAAGATACCTTCGGAACAACGGTAGCAGAGTATGTTCATTACTGCACAAACGTTTCAGAGCAATCTGACGGTAACAGATCCTTCCGTAAAAAGATGGATGCCGATCATTTTGCGATGGGTCCTGCTGAAAGTCAAACGATAAAGATTGCCGACTTAATTCACAACAGTCAAACAATCATTCCAAACGACCCTAAGTTTTTTCATAAAGCTTACAAGTACGAAAAACAGTACTTATTGGATGTCTTAGTACTTGCAGACCCAATACTCAAGAGTCAGGCTCAATCGATGCTTGACCAGGCGTGGGATCCGTCTTAATCGGCGGATTTCATTCCATATTCTTTCCAGTTCTATCCATATAACGATTTAATCTAAAAAAGTCACACTTTTTTCACAAAAACTATTTACATTCATAAAGAACTGTATTATAATAGTTGTATAAATTAAATTAATGGAGAATCAATATGGGAACTAAATTTATCAAAGAAGAATTCACTTGGGACGGAATGTACCTAATGTATAGAGGTGGTTTTAAGAATGCACCTTTAATGAACGAGGTCCATCCTAACTGTCATCCTTCTTGGATAGGTAAAGTTAAACCTTCATTTATTGCTAGATTCAAGTACGGTGCAAAGCCTTGGAAATCTTGGGTCAATTGCTTAGTTGATAACTATACTGTTGAAGAATACCTTGCTGAGGTTGAAATAACTTCTCCTCTTCAGGCAGTTCAAAAAGTTGGTTATAAAGGCAGAGGCAGATACTTTTCAAAGGCTGCCTAGTAAAATAAATGAAATTAATCTCATAAAACTATTGACATTCTTTATGAAACCATATATAATGGTTGTATAAATTGAAAAAAGGAAATATTATGCAAAACTACATCGTCAAACAAATCGTCGTTCCAGAATCTGAAAAGGAATATCCTAACTTGTATGGTTGGGGTGGAGCTGAAGAAAAATCACCAGCATGGAAAGCAAAGCTTAACTACATGCATGGTTTGAAAAGGAATGAATTTGATGCTGCAGATCTTGAACTGTTTGAAGATACCTTTCAAGTTCAAGCAGTTAGTCTTGACCATGTTTTTGAAATAACAAATCTTTGGAATGATCCTGATGCTGTTCATTCGTTCAGGTCAGGTCACAGTACTTCTGTTGGAGATATCATCGTCGATACGATAACAGAAAAAATGTTTATGGTTGATAGCTTTGGCTTTAAGGAGGTAGCGTAATGAACGGTACATACTGGAATGGAAATGGAACCTACCAAGGTTTCGTAGATAAGCTTTCTGAAGAGATTCCTATTGAAGGTCCTGTTGAAGATAAAGCTATAGATCGTTTGCGTAGAGCAATTAATGCCTACTACGATATTTTTAATAACGGTGGATGTAACTCTGTAAGTCGTAAGGTTGCTTACTTCTTTCCTGGTGTTATGTCTTACATCAATTCTACTTACAAAATAGATTGGTCGGTGGTTGAAGAAATGACCGAACCAAAGATGGATGAAATCATTCTTAAAGTCGCAAAGAAAAAAGGATTAGTCAATGCTTAAAGAAATGTTTACTTTTTTAGATGATCTCCGTGCAAGTGGAACCATCAACATGTTTGGAGCTCCGAAGGTTTTACAAGAAGCCTTTGGTTTAACTAAAGCAGAATCGTTCGAGGTATTTACTGCCTGGACTAAACAATTTACTGAAGAGTGAAAAAAGTTGTTGACATTCATTATGATATAGATTATAATGGTTGTTCAAATTAAATATTAATGAGGAAATAAATTATGCATGAATTAGAAATGGTAAATGGACAAGCTGCAATGGCATACCGCGAATCAAAAGGTATCCCTTGGCATGGTCTAGGAGTTCCGGTATCAGATGATATGACTCCGATTGAAATGATGAAAGCTGCTAACCTTGATTGGAAAGTATCAAAGCAACCATCCTTTGTAGAAATTAATGGAGAAAAAGTACTTACTGGTCAAGAAGCCTTAGTACGTGAATCTGACGGAAAGATTCTTACGAATGTTTCAGGTAATTGGAAACCATGTCAAAACGAAGATGCTTTTGAATTCTTTAATGAATTCGTATCTGCTGGTGATATGGTCATGGATACTGCAGGGTCATTGAAAGATGGTCAAATGGTATTCGCTGCTGCCGATGTCAAAGACGGATTTACACTAAAGAACGATGATCAAGTAAAAGGTTATCTTCTATTCTCAAATCCACATGTATATGGTAAATCCATTGATGTCAAGTTCGTAATGACAAGAGTTGTTTGTAATAATACTCTTTCTATGGCTTTGACTGAACGTGGTCAACCTGCAGTAAGGTTATCTCATCGTAATCACTTCAATCCTGAAATGGTTAAAGAGTTACTTGGTATCTCACACAATCGTGTAGAGCAATTCCAACAAGCTGCTGAGTTCCTTTCATCTAAAAGGTATTCTGATAAAGCTTACAAGTTATTCCTATCGCAAGTATTCGGTACTTCTAATCAAGAAGGTAAGATCCTATCAAGGACTGCTGAACGTGCATTAGAAATCGTCGATACTCAACCAGGAGCTGATATGTCTCCAGGTACATGGTGGAATGCTTACAACTCAGTAACATATATGACTGACCACGAAATGGGAAGGTCTGCTGATACTCGAGCTGCTGCAGCTTGGTTCGGACACAATGCAAAAAGAAAGCTTGATGCTCTCAATCTTGCAGTTGAAATGGCGGAGGTAGCGTAAGCTACCTTCTAATTAATTAGTTTAATTTCATATATACTATTGACATCATAAAGAAACTATGTTATAATGGTTGTATAAATTAAAATAATTGGAGTTATTATGAAATTTGATAAAAATGGAAAACCTAGAACAGATGCTTATGTAGGAACCTTCAGTACGCAATGTGCAGGAGATATGCTTGAGATTGAAACGATTAAAGATCTTGTGAAAGATATGAATAAAGAACTTAAGTATTACGATGCAAAAGATAAGCATGGCAGACCTATCAGATTCAGAACATCTCTCAAAGGCAGAAAGCCAATCAACAAAGTAAAACATTTTAGAACTGGACAGCTCAGAGGATATACATACCACGGAGATGTTATCGGTGGAATGCAAAATGCAGGTGCTGTTGATGTTTACATTCACAGATATCTATCTGATGCAATGTGGAAGATGGGAAGAAATTGCAGCTAAGGAATTGTTATGAAAATTAAAATTGAAATTGAACTGGATACTGTAGATGACGCTTCAGAAATTGAAGAGCTTTTACAGATCGCAGAAAAGATTAGAGAAAAGGCGGTGGAAGTAGATGAGTAAGATACTTATTACAGGTGGAACTGGATTTGTAGGTACGAATCTTCTTCCTTTATTAAATAGAGAAGGTCACGAGGTAGTACTTGTGGATAACCTCTCACAATCGGTCTATGTACCAGAGTTCCATGATTCAGCTAAGTTCTATCTTGCTGATATTACTGATTCTAATACTTTAGACAAAATATTCACAACAGAGAAACCTGATGTGGTATTTCACTTCGGTGGTTTAGTATCTATCTATGACTGCCATAACGAACCTGTCCATGCTGCTGAACAGAATATCATTGGTTCTATCAATGTATTTAATGCAGCTTTAAATAGTGGATGTGACAGAGTTATCTTTTCGGAAACATCTGCAGTATACGAAAACGTTGAGCTACCTGCAGATGGCTATAAAGAAGGTTCTTCAGATCCTACAACATTCTATGCAGCTTCCAAAGCAGCAGTTGCCTTGATAGCAGATAGTTATGCAAGGACAAGAGGATTGAAGTATACTGCTTTAAGGTATTTTAATATCGCAGGACCTATCCAAGATTATAAGAGAACTGTACCTCCTCTATTCGCAGGAGTTGCTATTCGTTTACTTGGTGGTAATAATCCAATCATATTTGGAGACGGTACACGTAGGAGAGATTTTATTCATGTAGATGATGTAAATAAATTCCACATACAATGTCTTTCAGATGAAAGGACCATTGGAGAAACATATAACTTAGGTATGAATCAATCTCATTCGTTATTTGAAATAGCAGAGATCATATTTGATTATATCAAAGAAAAGACTCCAATGGATTTTCTTGACTACGATATGATGGATGAAATCAACGGAGAAGCTCATACAATATTTGCGAATATTGATAAGGCCAAAGCGATTGGCTGGGTTCCTGAAAAGACGATAGAAGATGCCATTTTTGATACGATAGATTACCTTGAGAAGGAAATCGAAGTAGGCAATGTTAACCCTAATGACTTTATGAAGGCTTTAGATACATCAAAGGTAAAAATATAATGAGTCCAAAATACGAAGAATCTGACGGCAGAAAAAGAAATAAAGGTGGAGATAGAAACTTCGACAAAGAAGCAAAAGCGTTACTTGTCGGATTGACTGAAAGACAACTTTATAAACTATTTGAGATCGTCCATGAAGAAATGAAACGACCTTGTACTGAGGAAAGGAATCTAGAACTACAAGCAGTAAAAAAGGCTATTCGTAAAACACCAGGTGTTCAACCATATAGGTTTGATAGAATCATTAATGGTTATCAATCTGAAATGGCAAGGACTGGTCGACCAAAGGATGGTCAATTTACTCCTTATAAAAAGAAGACCTGATATAACAAAAAGTTCTATAAAAAAGTTAGTTTATTTTCATAAAAACTATTGACATTCTTTATGAAACCGTATATAATGGTTGTATAAATTAAATTAATGGAGAAGATATGAAATTAGTAATTCAGACACAGTACAGAGAAAACTACGCGGCTCATAATGAGGATTATGTCCATGGAGTTTCCGATGCTTATTGGAAGTTCAAGGGTGGCGATACGTTCGTCGTTTCTTGTTCTATTGCTGATGCTCAGGATCCTGAGTTTAGGCAAGCTGCTTTTGATGCAGTGTCGTATTCCAACGAAGCTTCTGAGGAATATGTACTTGACTACAATTTCATTGATGACGCAGAGTTCAGAATGTCTGACCACGTTCAAGAGTGGGAGACTCCTACTTTACTTTGGTTTGATGGAGAACACTTCTGCGCAACCAAGAAGACTGATAATACCGACATGGGTTATATGAGAAAGGAGATTCTTACTAAGTTTGAGTCTTGGATCATAACTGACTCAGACAGTAGAGCATTCTATCAGTCAACCTTCACAATGGAGGATGGTTCAGAGTTAAGCTATTCTGAACTGAGTGCTTATTTTCAGGAGGCAGCGTAATGAAAGATATTCTATATACTGCGATTTCAATCTTTATCATATCATTGATATTTGTTTTCGGTGTTTCAGTCTACGCTTCGACTCCTGATGTTTGGGTATCACATTCAACTAACGAATGTGTCAAAGTAATAAATTATACCGATGAGGCAACGTACTCTTGTGAGAACATGCCTACGAAGTATAATAAGGTATGGGTGAAATAGTGGAGATGATATTACAATATGCTGGAGGTTTTATCCTCCTATGGATTATGGGTCATGTAGTTTACATGCAAGTCCACATGGAAGAAGAGAAACGTGCAGGTAAAGGAATGCCTTTATATTGGGAGAAAGGTGGTTGGTACTATAATTGGAAACATCGTAAAGATGGAGAAACCTTCGATAAATCTAAAGTAAAATATTTTGATGGAGATAACACTTGAGACCGTTAATTGAATACTATAATTCTGCAGCAGATGCTGTTGTAAGTACTGTCAAGTCAGTGAATTGGATACGAGTTAGTAAATTGTTATTGGTCTTGCCTTTAGCTCTTGTTTGGACACCACTCTATTATGTAATAGTTTATACCAATAAAGGTGCAGTGTGGTTCAATAAAGCTGGTGGAGATCTTATTGAGGAGTTTTTGAATGATTGAGATATTGAAAGAAGTTACGGATTGGGGAGATCATACGATCACGAATGGTTTCTATCATGTGAATGGTCAAACACAACTTGTTGCTTATCAAGCTCCAGGTGGAAAACTCAAAGTCTTCAATTCACCAATGAAGCAATTCTCAAAGTCAAGACGTAAGTTTGTTAAAGTTGGAGACTATCAGGAAAAAGGTAGTCTTGGTGGTATTCCTGTGCAAGGAAGTAATGGGAATACATATTATATTGTGGATGGTAAATGTTCTTGTAAAGGATTTACCTTCCGTGGTGATTGTAAACATGTAAGGAGTGTAGCATGAAATTTGTGAAAAGAGCAATTATCTTTACCGTAGATAGTTGGAGATTAATTATGGATGCAAAGTATAATCCGTTAAGGCATATACCAGATCCTTCATTACAAACATACTTTATGATGGTATTGTTTGTTATGTGGAGCGCATTCTTTGGAATGGTTGCGATGTTCTATATGGGCTACATGGGATATTCAATTCCTGTAAGTATAATTGTGCATATGTCAATTCTTGTACCTATCGCAATTACAAATGGTGTCTTTATTGATGCTGAAAGAAACGGTTCAAAATGGTTACAGCAATGGAGAAAGAAATGAGTGCAATGGATAACGCAATAAAAGAAGACATCTTAAGAGATTACTTCGAAGCATTTTCAAATAAAGATGTTGATACTTTGGAGACAATGTTCTCTAAGGATATTCAACTAACTGATAGCTTTGGTCATTGGACAGGTATAGAAGATGTAATTGAGGCTAACAAGACGATCTTTAAAAACTGTTTGCGAATAACCGCGATCATAGATGAAATTGTGATAGAAGGAGACTCAGCTTGTGCTATTATTGATATTGAAATTATGACACAAGGTAGTGATCCTTCAAACGACTTTAGAGAGAATCATCAAACACTTAAGGTAATAGATTACTTTGTATTTGATACTGATCTTAAGATCAGAAAAATATCTGCATATAAGCAGTAGGAGATATTATGGACGAAAGAATCTTAAAAGAGATCCGTCTATCAAGACAACTCGCAAGAGAAATTCAATGGGTACTTGATTCTGGTGGTGTTATGCCAGTTCAGATTCATAACATGTATAAGCCATTGAAAAAGTTTTATGACCAATGTGTTGCTGACGAAGAACTTGAATTTTACGGAAAGTAAAATATATCATATTTTTATTAAGCATTATCAATTCTGGTTATATATACTTTTATAGGGAAAAGAAAAATTCTTTTTTCGTAACTGAGATAAATATGAACTTTGAAAAATTTAGAGATGGAATAGAATTATCAGCATTAGTTGGTATATTCATGCTGTCACTATTAGGGGTAAATCCAAATGTTTAAAAGAGGTTGGGTAAAGACATTCTTTAAGTATTGGGTTCAACCCTGGCATCCAAAGGGGTGTATTAAAAACTCGTAACAATAGGAGAGGAACATGAGATCGTTCGCAAAGCGGATTGTTCTCAATAGTGAAATCTGTATCGAGTGCGTACTAATTTCCGTCTTTATGGGAATGACGTTTTACAGCATAAGTACGATTGCATAACCTGAGTGCAATCCAAACCGGTTGAAGGTGGTCGAAAGGCCACCTTTTTTATCTTTTAAAACAGCGTGGGTTTCTTTTTGCTTCTTTTGTAACCTGAAAGTTATTCTGTACTACAATTCCTGTCGTATATGACGATACAGTTTGAAACGTACCCCACTCTCTTGGATAGGCACCATAGATACTTTCTAATAAACTAATAATTGTAACTTTAAAAAGTATAAGCTTTAAGAGAGATGGATCTTTACCAACTATTGGATTTGCTTCTGAGATACAATCATACTTTAATCCTTTATATGTTGAAAAGACATCGAGAGCGTGTATGAATAGAAACTCAGATTGATAGTTAAAGTCTCGTGATTGATTAAACTCTAAGTGTGATAGATCAATGCTTTCTTTATGTTGCCATTTAGGATCATTTTGCAGAGCATCAAACGATGGAAGCATATCAGGTCCATACGGTAAATTAACAATTGCACCATTTGGCATTATCCTTGCTTTACCAACAACGACTCTTTTTACAACTTCTTTATTATATGGTACGGTCATACCATTGCGTATTAGAAATTTCTGAGTATCGTTGAGACTTATATAAGTTAATTCGTCAGGTATATAAGCGTATGCAGGTAAGGCAATTAAGCCTATGATTAAACTACTTAGTAGTCGCGATAAAAACTCCATTCCAATCCTTGGGTAAATCTTGCGTCTTCATGTATTCACAACGCTCAATCCACATATTGTAGTATCCCTTCATTTGACCTTCGAAGCATTCCATTAAATCATTGCATATTTTAATTGCTTTATCAAAATCTTGTTTCTGATAATTCATATGCATATCATGGTGCATCTGAGCCGGTTTAATATATTTATCTTTATTTAAGTCAAGTACTGTATGTATTCCAACACCAACTGTTTTACCTTTCACTGCAAGATCATCAACCTTAAGGAAAAAGAAATCATTAGGACTACAACGATTAACTGTTTCTTCTCCTACTAATAAAAGACAACCATATTCTTTACATTTAGATTCGATCCTTGCAGCAGTTGATACTGCATCTCCAAGAATGTCGTAACTGTGTCGTGATGTACTTCCCATTTCACCAACATAACCAAGACCGCTATTGATGCCAGCGCCCATACCAATGGGTGGTCTACCTTGCTTAGTAATATCTTCATTAAATTTCTCTACCGCTCGTAACATATTAATACCAGTCATCACCGCAGTTTTAGCGTGGTCGGTATCTTCCATTGGAGCATTATGTATATGCATACTTGCGTCCCCAATGTATTTGATAATCATTCCATTTGCATCTAGAACAGGTTGTGTAATAGCGTCCATATAACCATTCATTAAAGTTGTAAGTCCTTTAACGTCATTTCCGAAACTTTCGCCTAATGGTGTAAACCCTCGAAGATCACTAAAGACAATACTTACATCTTTTTTCATTCCGTCCTTGACAAGCTCTGGGTTTTGTTGTAAAATAGTAACAACTTCTGGAGAACAATACCCCGCGAACTGTTTCATGATTTCGCGCTTTTCCAAAAATGTTAAATAGTATTTGTTGAATGAAGATTGTGCAAAAACCACTAAGGAAGCTAATGAAACCAAAGATGCATCAACAAAGGTTAAGGAGGAAGACCAAAACCAGTGACTCACTCCGTATCCGGAACCAACGAGAAGAAGACTTGTTATCACCCCAAGAGTTATGGGAAAAGCATAGACCGCTACAAGGATTCCTAGACAGCATAGGACCAGAAAGAAAAGCTCGAATATTGACTTCCAGTCGGGAATCGTTATTTGAACGCCTGAAAGGACGGTCTGAATTAACTGGGCTTGAACTTCGTGGGGATACATTGCACCCGTTGGGGTTGGTACTGGATTAGAATAGCCTTCTGCGGTTATTCCAAAGACTAATACTTTACCACTAGGTAATGGTTCTGTTATTGACTGTGATGGAAATTTATTCCAAAAAGCAATTGGTATTTCGGCAAAACTATTTGTTACGATAGGATCTTGACGACCCATACGAATCCATTCAACACCATTGGTGCCTACTTTCATTTGATAACTTGGTTCTCCTGAATACACTCGTAGAGCGTCGAGCGCGATAGATGGATAGGGATTCCCGGCTGCTTTAACGACAAGAGGCGATCTTCGCACAACTCCTGTTGGTTCATCAGGTATAGCAACGGTGGCGCCAACACCAAAAGCGTAATTAGACAGATCATCAATAGGATATAATAAACCCGGAAATTCGTAAAGCCAGTTTTCATCTTGTTCTCCAAAAGTAGCAACACCAACAAAGGTACCAACTCCGTCTGATGTTTGTTGTGATGGAGCAGACGCAAGGACGACAGCTTTTTCTGCCATTGCTTCCGCAAGTAAATGATCTTCTTTAAATCTATCTTGTTCTGAATAAATTACATTTAATACATATAAAGAATCAGCAGGACCGTTCCGTATATAGTCAGCAACAGAACCACGGGGCCACGGATACTGACCTTTGGCAGAGATTGCTTTTTCGTCGATGTTGA